GCGGGTCCGGGTCGTTAACGTCCCATTGTAGCCCGCAATGCCCGCATATCATCTGATCGCTTGCCTGATACGCTTTACATGTCACGCCTGTGCTTCCTCGTATGCCGTGGCTTCTTCCAGCGTGCACCGCCGGAAGTCGTCACTTTTCCATTCGTACTGGCCGTTTACTACGTCGTCCAACTTGGCTACGTCACCGTCTGGCCAAATCACATAGTCTTCCGGGTCCAGCCCTTCCATTACGCCACCCCCTCACGCGGCACTCCGTCCAGTGCGGACAGTGCGGCCACAAGCGAGTTCGCCCGCTCTACCAGTTCGTTACGCACGAGTTGGTATTGCTCTGCGTCTGGCGCGAACGGCGTCTTGCCTTTGCAATAGTTCACGTATGTAGAGCGGGATACACCAAGCGCCTCTGCCATGGCCGTGTCGCCGACGCCGCACTCTTTCAAGGCGGACAGGACGGACGCGTCAACCGCGCCCTCTTCGGCTTCGGCTTTCTCTTTAGCCTTGGCTGCTTTCTTCTTTGCGGTCTTGCTTGGCGCTTTGGCCGACGCAATCATTTCGCAGATTTCAGTCGGGGCGTCGTCAAGTTCGAGCGCCGCAATCTGTACCGTCTGCACGTCTGCGTCGGACATGCCAAGACGCGACGCTGCGGCGTCCAGTAGGATTTCGTCGTCCTCTTCGCACACCATTTCGAGGTCTTCGTAGACGGTGAGTTGGTCGAAGTCTTTGCCGACGTGTTCTTTGATCTTGAGCACCACGCCTTCTAGGTCGTTGTCTGCCATGCCATTATCTCCTGTGTCTGTTGTTTGGTTACTGGCGGCTTGCTCTACGTCTTCGGCGACAATGCCTGCGGACGCCAGCACTTGCGCCGGGGTCTTGTCGTATGTGAGTTGCTTCCACACTTCTTTCGCGGCGCTCTTGGCAAGCGCTTCGGTAGCGCCCTTGTTCCATAGCTGCGTATCAATCGTGGACCGTCCAAGCCAATCGGCGGACAGGTGTTCGTCGTACTTCTCAAGCGCGGCCTCTACGCCGTCGTCCATACCTGACGAGTAGTTGTCACGTTCGCGGTCGCCTTCGTCGCCGTCGTCAATGTCGGCGTATTCGCCGTTAGTGACTTCGTACATCGCGCACGCGTCGGCTAGGTCGATATAGATTTCGCGCTCAATCTTTTCCTTGGCCAGTGCGGCCACGGTGTCGCCTACCGCGCGCATGACGACTTCGCTAGACGCACCGGGCTTTACCTTGGGCAGCGCCAGCGCCTTCGCAATCACTTCATCTTTAGGGGGTAAGAAGTCCTGTACGTACACAACGCGTCCTTTCGTTATCGGCTGTACTTTGTGTCGTGGTCCCGGCGAGCGGTTAGCAGACCGAGGGAGGTTGCCGGGACCACTGGCAAAGTACAGCGCTTAGGAGGAAGCCGCCGCCTTGCCGTTCGTTGCCGTGTCTTCGATACGCCAGACGCGGACGCCGTGGCCCATGCTGTCGTCGTTCACGGTACGCATGTTGAACTCAAAGCCGGGGTTGTTCTTCTTGAAGCGGCGGATTGCGCCGGACAGGCGGTTCGACACAGTGCGGGCTTTCTCCTTAAATACCTTGGCGCGCTCGTCGCTGTCTTTAATGCTTTCGGGCACTTCGACGGGTTCAAGGAAAGACGCGCCCACGGGCATTGCTTTCAGTTTGTCGGCTGTCTCGGACGAACGAGTGCCGCCGCGTGTCATGGGCGGGACGGACAGACCTGTTTCAAATTCGAAGCCACCGACTTTGACTTTCTTCGGGGCGGCGGCTGTGGTAGTAGGTTCTTTGGCCATGGTGTAGGTTCCTATGATGTTGTTACGTATTGCAGTGATGTACAGCTAGCGCGGCGTTAACGCGGTGTCAATCCCCGCTAGCTGTTTTCTTTTAGAACGTCGTTACGGCCTGTGCAATGATTAAGCACAGTGCGAGTACATAGAGCAACACGGCGGCAACGATTTTGCGTTTCGCCTTGCGTGACTTCTTCCGTCCTAGCAGGACGTAGCGCGCGGTGCTGCGTCTGTGCTCGTCAATGGCGCGGCGTCTGCGCGCCCGTGCTGCGGCCTCTTGGTATTGCGCGCACGCTGTGTGGTGCGTCGGCACGTCCAAGTCGGGGCATGTGCAATTCGCCATGGCTTCTCTCCTGTCTATCAAACGGGGGTTTTTAGGACTTGCTTTGGCGGGACGCTTCCGCCGCTGTATTCAGGCAAACGCCGCACACGGCATCGCTCGGACTGGGCAACGCTGCGCCGCACTCGATGCAGCCAGCGGCATCAAAGAAATACGGCCCATGATCCTCGCCCGTAATTTGGCGCAGGTATTCACCATCTGCCTCAAGGGCCTTCATCATTTCATCGTCAAATACGGTCATAGGTGCCTCCGGGGGTTTTTAGGACTTGTTAAATTCGAGGCGGCAAACGGCGTGAGGGTAGTGTCCTCGCCACTGGCCTAAGAGATGGTCGTCGTCCGCGAGTTCATACATCGGAAGCCAATCGTATTCGTCCCACAGTCTATGCTTTGTCCGGTAGGCAACGCCCAACTCGGCGCAATCTGTATGAGCCTTAAACGTCCAAATATCCGACCCATCCGCGTTGACTTGGCGCAGGTAAATCTCGCCTTTCGGGATCGTGCGCCCGCATTCTTCGCAGCGATGCGGCTTGCGCGCTGGCCCTATCTTTTCGCTTATATTCGAGATCATGTCGGCCTCCGGGGTTGGTTGGATAACTGATAAACCTGTTTTGCTACCGCGTCAAGATAGCAGGTTCGACCCGGACGGGCTGTATCTGCGGCGCGGGGTCAGACGCGTGCAGCGCGGCCCATAGCAGGCCGAACAGGCACGCCACGCCCACGAGGTCGGCTAGGAAGCGTCGGATCATGGTTTCTTTCCTCTCTGTTATCGGCATAAGGCCGGAAAGGGCGGCGCTTTCGCACCGCCTAATCGGGCATTACGCGGGCTGGATCAAGCGCCAGTCAACCCCGTTAGCGTCGCATAAGGCGGTGAACATGGCCGTTTCTATGTCCATCATTCTGTCGCCGTCCGGTTTCTTAATCCCGCCCCAATCAACGCCGTCGAATGCCGCGCCTGCTAGGCTGTCGGCCTTTGCGGCCAGTTGTGCCGGTTTTGACGTGCTGTGCATTTCGTTGAGGGCGTGAAGGTATGCGTTTGCCGCTTCGCGGTTCATTATGGTCATGGTTTCTATCCTTTCAATTCGCACTAGTGTTGTGGTGGTCGCCCCGGATATACGCGCCGCACGCGTCCAGCCAAGCCTTATCTGCATCCGTCATATGGCCGGGAAAGAACGAATTGACCTCTTCGACGGTACAGACGTTCCGTACCGTTGCGTTTAGGTGGTCGGTCAGACGTTGCGCGTTGTCTTTGTTATCCCACACGACGACGCATTGAGTAGGACACACGCCGCCGACGGTTACGGCATAAAGTTTTGTTTCGTTTGTCATGGTTTCTATCCTTTCTGGTTGCGGGTGACGTGAAACGTGAATGTCTGGCAATCACATGAGCCGATGCCGTAGTCCTTAAGTTCGTGATGGGCCATAAACCCCTCGTCGTCGGTTATAGATACGCACTGCATGGCTTTGTATTTATTGTGGCACATTTCACGGTACATCCATTCGGTATACGCGCTTTCAATATCCGTGTCGTCTTTATTGCTTTCCCCGTGCATCGCGTATGTTGCAAGATATTCGGGCAAAACGTGCTCTACAGTCTCAATCGCCATGGTTTCTATCCTTTTCAGTTGGGGTTGATGGTCTAGTGATGCAGCGCCGTAACGCTGCACTGCTAGGCTATCACATGAAGAAGTAACCGCCGTCGGTGTGCTCGCACAGATCGCCGCTAGGGGCGTGTTTGGCTATCTCTGTGAGTTCGTCGCCGATAGGCTCCCAGTCGCCATCCCAGAACCCCGCGCCGTGGCCGTGTGACGTCAGGTAGAGGTCAGACCCAAACACGGCGTCAAGATCGCCGTCCGGGCAGCGACGCGGAAATGTGTTGCGGTTCTGAGCGGCGATAAGCGGGGCGGCAAGCTCGCAAACCTTGGCCACGGCGGCGCGGTACTCTGTAGCTCTATCGGCGCTTACATCGCCGTCAATATCGCGCGCGGGTCGGTCCTGCTCGCACGCAAGATCGTTTTCCATGTGCTGCGCGTCTTCAAGGGCAGTGGCCCAAAACGCGTCAAACACGGCATCGGGGTTTAAGACTAATTTGGCCATGGCTTCTATCCTTTTTGGCTGGGGTTGACTTAATGACGCGCCACCGTAGCGGCGCGCTTTTAAATCAATCGCGGGTGATGGCGTTGCACAACGTTTCGCTTATGCGCCCGTTACGCTGTAGCATATCCGTCCAATTGCAAAACGCTTCATTCATGGCGGGTTCATCGTCCGCGCCGTATGCCTCTATGACACCGGGCGCGACGTCGCGTTCAAACTCTGCTAACAGGTCGCTTTCGTCGGGGTCGTTTATCATGGCATACCAGTCTTTATTCCCTTTCGTGATGCCATGGTGTTTCCACATTTTAAGAACTTGCATGGCCATGAAGTTGAACCAATTCTCTACAACGCGTTCGGCTTGCTTATCGTCAAGTTTGACGCCGTGCCATTCCTCGCAACGTTCGATTATATCGCCATTGGCGTAGTCTATCATCAGCGGCAAGCCTGCTAGCCAATCCGCAATGCGCGCTTGTTCGTTTGGCGTTCTCTGGCGTTCGTACGCGTGGTCATATTCGCTTGTGAACTTGTCTTTAATCCGTTGCGCCTTGTCGCGTTCGGTTTCCAGCACGCCTTCGTCGTCTGGCGTTGCGTCCGCTAGGTAGGCAAACATCATTGCGCGAAACTCTTTTGTATTGGTGTTTTTCATCTTGGCCATGTCTTTTCCTCTTTCTGCTAACCGTTCGGGATTGAACGTTGAGACGCCGCCGCAACGGCGTCCTTACTTTCAATCCAAAGCGACGCGGCGAAAGTTGCGCCCGTGTTGCGCCATAACATCGGTTATGAACCCGCCGCTAACCTTGGCCACGGCTTTGGCGATCTCTATTGCCTCAACGCGCGTAGGTGCGGTCGCCTCCTTAAACCCGCCGCGCACGTTGGTGCCGATAAAGACTTCCCACTGCGGCTGTCCTTTCAGGTTGTAGTCTTTGTGCACGGTTATGACGGGGCAGTTATTGAACCGGGCGTTGCGGGCGATTGTGTGAGCGTGATGATACATTGTTTATTCCTCCTTTAAGGGTTGCAGGTAGAGCGCCACCATGGGCGCGCCGCAACGCGCCTAACAGGTTTAATCCGGCAATAGGTGGCGGTCTAGTTTGTGGTTTACGGGGTCACTATTGCGGAAGTAGGTCCAAGTTCGGCCTAGCGGTCCCGCGCCGGGGCGACCGTCGTGTAGCGTCGCCGTGCGGGTTGTTTTCTTAAACCACAAGTTGCCGTTGTGTGTGAAAAGAGCCCCTACGTCTATTTGTTCAAAAGTTTGCATTGCTTTATCCTTTCATCAGTTTGTTAAGTTTACGCGTAGCAGCCGCAACGTGGCGCTTATGATCCGCCACGACGAACGCGGGGTCCGAAGCGTCGCAAGCGTCAAGATGATACTGAGCGGTTTTAAGCGCTTGTTCGGCTGCGGCTATGTCACGGGCGTTGCGGGTCATTGCGTTTTCCTTATCTGTGTTTCGTTCGTACACCCTACGTAGTCGCATTGTACACGTCGGTCAATACCCTTTAAGCGTTTTATTGTGTTTTGCGTCCGCGTCGCTGTCGAACCCGTATACGTGTGTAACTGTATCCCATGCCAGCCAAGCCAATTCTCCCACAAGATAGACGCGCCGCCCGCGATGCGTAATGTAGAACCGCCCGTCATATCGCACGCGTTTAGAGTTATAACGCCCGCCTAGCCTTATGCGGTCCTCTAGGATCAAGATGCAGTCGGTCCAGCCTTCCCCGTCTGCGCGCCGCGTCATAACGCTGCCAAGTGGCCATGGGTAAACCGCGTCAACGCAATCGGCGCTCAGGACGTCAGGCAGTTTGCGCGTTTCGGATCGTTTGCGCCTCCTCCGTTTGGGCGGAACGTCTGCGGCGGTCCAAACGCCCATGCCGCTTAGCCTGTCGCGCCACACTTTAGGCAACCGGACGCGCCCGCCGCCTGCCCGGACAAACAGCCCGTCACGGTCCCGAAACACAAGGCGTTCATGGCCATTGTCAAAACACAGCTTGGCGCGGAGGCAATCATAATCAATTGCGCCTGACCTAGCGCCACTAAGCCAAGATGAAGGCATGTCAGACAGAACGTGCACGTGGTGTAGAGTGTGCGTTACGGCCTTCCCGGACGTTCTAGGTAAGGTTAGTTTTAGCATAGTGTGCAATCCGTTTTATAGGTCCATTTCGCCCGTATAGTACCTTAGAACTCATTGAAACGCAACGCCTCCTTGTTAGTGTGCCTGCGCTTGGCGTGCCCCTAAAGGGGTCCGCCATTGCTGGTCACTGACTGGAGGCTAAGCGACGGAATGGGTAGTGGTGTGCAGAGTGTGTATTTTGTACACTGTGTCCAATTAGTTAGCTGGTGGTGTTTTGTACAGTTCGGAGTGTATTGGACGGATTGACCGAATAGCCCGTAGCGCGTTTCCGGACGTTCAGACCCCGCCGCCCTCACGTGCGAGATACACACAGTGTGCAACGCTATCCGGGCGCGGCGTGCAAGATGCACGTATAGTGCACACAACATGTAGTGCTTGCGAGCGCTCGACCATGGCCGGAAAAGCTAAGTGATTGAAAAGCCTTGACCTTTTTGGGTCTATAATCGCCATTATGTTAAATGTCCGTCGTGCACGCATAGTTTTGAAGGTCAGGGAAAACGATCTGTACAAGAGGGGAGGGGGTGCACCGGGGGTAGGGGGCCGATATGACTTGCGGCTTAGACCCCCGCAGAGGGCGGAACGTCCACCACGTATCCTAAAAATAAAATTGTACAAAATGTGTAATACAATCCGGTTTGCACACTGTGTGTAAAACGCCGCCCGCCCACTAATCGCACTAATCGCGCTGGGCTACACACAGTGTGCAACGGAAGAACCGCGAGCTTCGCTAATAGTCTATTGCGCCGGGAACGTGGCCTTCACGTGCTCTATTGACCGGATAGACGGTATGGGCGTAGTGTACCCGTGTTATAGCAAACAGGAGATACGGCCATGCCGACAAAAGATGAACTTACGGAACAGTTGAGCGAGGCGAAGGCCCGCATTGCCGAACTTGAAGCCGAAGGGGGCGGAGAGGGCGAAACGTACGAGAACGGGCTTTATGTCTATAACGACGGCATGGGGTTCACCTTGGCCGCGCAGGAACCGGGGACGTATACCTATGACGGTGACGAAGCGACCGAAGCGTCTGATATGCGGGTTCGTGCGGCGGACGGTTCATTCTCTGCCCCGGAAGAGGACGGCGTGTACCGTTACGACGGTACTGGTGATCTCATTAAGGTAGACACCGAAGGTGCCGACACGCCGACGGGCGCGATGAACGAACAAATCGAAATGCTGCGCAGTGACCTTGAAGGCATGAAGGTGCAGCGCGACGAAGCGCGTGCCAAGACGGCCCGGCTGGAAGACCAGTTGAAGGACAGCAAGGCGCTACACGGCAGCATTGACACGCTCAAAGCGCCGTACTAAGGTTTAGGTCTGAGTGGTACGTCTGCCATTCTGCCTCAACTCGCCGCCCTTCGGGGCGGCTTTTCTTTTTAGGCGAGTAGGTCGCGCAGGATCGCGTCGTCTTCGTCCTCTACGAACTCAACGTCTATGACGTCTTCTTGTACGAGGCGCGGTGCCGTACGGTTCTTCGCAGCGTTCAAGGCGTCGGTAATGGCACGGTCCATGGTGACTTCGTGCTTTACCTCTACCCGCTGGCCGAAACGCTTGCTGTCGCGCTTTTCAAGAACCCACTTAATGTTGTCGGAAATGACTTTAGCCATACGGCTATCCGACTGTCCGTGTATCTTGTGGTTGTCGATGTTGATAAGCGCGTCGGCCATGGCGTCATGCGAACGCTGTTGCGCGTCTTCGAAGAGGTCTGACAGCGTTTCGTCATTACGGATATAACGGTTAAACGTAGCGACCTCTATGTTCGATTGGTCGCACGCTTCCGTTAACGTGTTGCCTTGACCAAGCACGTTGATTGCGTGTAACACAGCGGGATAGTAGTCATAAGGTAGCGACACTGCCAGAACTCCTTTTACGGGCAATATAGGGTAACACCGCGTGGCAAGCAACGGTCTAAGCGTAAACACAGAGAAGCAGCTAGCAGAGTTCATTGCGACGTTCTATGACGACCCCTACGGGTTCGTTATGGCGGTGTTTCCTTGGGGCGAACCGACGTTGCCGGACGGAGCGCACAACCCCTTGGCCGACAAGGACGGGCCGGAGGATTGGCAGCGCGAGCACCTAGAAGCGCTTGGCGAGCATATCCGCCTCAACATGATACGCCGCGACTTGGGGCTGGACATGGAAGTGTGGCGCTCTGCCGTGGCGTCCGGGCACGGCGTGGGTAAGTCAGCACTCGTATCTTGGATAATCTACTTCCTAATGAGCACGCGCGTAGACACGCGCATGGCGGTCACAGCGTCTACACAGTTCCAGCTTGAGGATAAGACGTGGCCGGAACTCGGCAAGTGGCACAGCTTAGCGATTAACAAGCACTGGTTCCGCTGGACAGCTACGACGTTTAGCTTTGCGGCGTACAGCGAAGACAAGCAAAAGAACTACCGGGCAACAGCGGCCACGGTTTCGGAGACGAACACCGAAGCGTTCGCGGGCCTGCACAACGAAGGTAAGACCGTCGCCGTGATCTTTGACGAGGCGTCCGGCGTGCTCAAGAAAATTTGGGAGGTTGCAGACGGTGCGCTTACCGACGGTGAAGCGTTCTTCTTTTCGTACGGCAACCCGACAAAGCCCGACGGCAACTTTGCGGACTGCTTTGAAAAGCACAGCGATATGTATTGGACGCGCCACGTAGATAGCCGTAGCGTCCGCTTCACCAACAAAAACGCATTGAACGATATTATCCGTAAGTACGGCGAAGACAGCGACGAAGCGCGGGTGCGTGTGCTCGGCAAGTTCCCGTCGTCTAGTATGGACGCCTTTATTCCCGCAGAAGCCGTAGACATTGCGCGCAAGCGGGACAACTGGAACGACGGCGGCAACGCGCTAGTAATGGGCGTTGACGGTTCCCGCTCGCCAACGGGCGACAAGTTCCGTATCTCTTACCGACAGGGACGGGACGCGCGGTCGCTGCCGTCGCTAGAGTTCCCCGGCATGAACAGCATTGACGCGTTCAACGTCGTGTCCAAAGAGTCTGCACGCACCCGGCCAGATGCAATCGTTATCGAAGGGTCAGGCCCGACCACTGGCCTAATCGACATTCTCAAGTTCCGTGGCTACCCGGTCATTGAAGTGTACCCCGGCGCGCCCTCAAGCACGCCGGAGAAGTACCAGAACTGCCGTGCAGAGTGGTGGGATATGATGCGCGAGTGGCTTTGGACGGAAGGCGTGTTGCCGGAAGAGTGCGACAACCTACGCCGCGAACTCATTGGCGTACGTTACGGCTACCAACGGCAAACGCTCAAAATGTACATTGAGAGTAAACAGGACATGAAAGACAGAGGCTTGCCAAGCCCGGACGAAGCGGATAGTTTGATGTTGACGTT